GCCCCTGTCGCATAAAAGGACCCCCCCATGTCAGACCCAACCTTTGGCATCTCCATTGCCCGGATCGATACCGAGCCCCGCCCGGCTGTGTGGAGCGATATGTCCGTCGCCGGCATTATCGGCACGGCCGAGGCCGCAGATGCAGCTGTCTTCCCACTCAACGAGCCGGTGTTTCTCTACTCGGATGATGCCGCAAAACTCACCGCCCTCGGCGCGACCGGCACGCTGCGCGATGCCATTGATCTGCTGAACGCACAGCTCGGCGATTTCCAGGTGGCCGCAAAAATCGTGGTGGTCCGCGTCACAGAAGGCACAAACGTCGATGAGACCATCACCCATATCCTGGGCGATGGCATCACCACCGGTCTCGCCGCGTTCAATCGCGCAGGACCCGAATTGGGCGTCATCCCCCGCCTTTTGTGCGCGCCCGGCTTTACCAGCCAGCGCATCGGCGAGACTGCAAATGCAGTCTGCGCCGCCCTGCCGGCACTGTGCAACAAGCTGTTGGCCCATGCCGTCGTGGATGGACCCGGCACCACACAAGAGGACGCCATCGCCTGGCGCCAGACGCTCAACTCGGCCCGTCTGATCCCCATCGAGCCGGCCGTGCGCCGCGTCATTGACGGCGAGATCGTCACTGTGCCGCTCGCACCCGCCATTATCGGCCTTGGCGTGCGCCGCGATCATGAGAAACAGGGCCGGCCCTTCCACGCCTGGGCCAACCAGCCGGTTCAGGGCATTGTCGGGCCCTCACGCCCCATCAGCTTCTCGCTCACCGATGGCGCCACGGAGGGACAGGCGTTGCTCTCGGCCAATATCGGCGTGCTGTTGCGCGGCGAGATGGGGGTGGAAAGCGCCATCGCCCAGGGCGGCTTTGTCTTTATCGGCACAGACACAGCCGGTGAGGATGATCTGTGGCGCTTTTACAATGTCACCCGCGGGCGCGATTTCATCCACCTGATGCTGTTGCGCACCCTGCGCTTCTATCTTGGCCGCTTCAACATCACCGGCCAGACCATCCAGGCTGTCACCAACACCATCACGCTGGCGCTGCGCGATCTCAAGGCCGATGGCGATATTCTGGGCTTCCAGGTCCGCTTCACCCGCGACCAGAACAGCCCCGAGAACCTGCGCCAGGGCCGCTTCGTGATCAGCTTTGCCGCCGAAGAAGCCCCGGTCCTGCGCTATCTCGGCATCCAGTCCGCCCGCTACCGCCCCGCACTCGATGCGCTGCTCGATGATCTGCTGGCCCAGCTCGGCACCACCACAGGCTAACCCCCGTTCCCCAAGGAGACGCTCCGATGAGCACCATCTATATCATGGAAGCCGCAAACCTCTTTTGCGGCGATCACGACCCCGCCGCCTCCCGCCATCTCACCCTGACAGAGTTGCAGCTGCCAACACTGCAAGAAATCTATCAAGACCACCATGCCGGCGGCGCGCGCGTGCAAATCGAGATCGCCGTTGGCATCCAGAAACTCGAGCCCGGTTTCAAACTCGCAGGCTGGGACCCTGATCTGCTGACCCAGTTCGGGCTCGGCTCGGGGCGCAGCAAAGTCTATACCGCCTACGGCGTCATCCGCTCCAAACGCACCGGCGAGGCCTTTGAGGCCAAGGCCGTGATCGAGGGCCGCCTGGGCCGGATCGAACCCGAAGCCTTCCAGCGCGGCGAGATGCAATCGCATGATTATGCGATCAACGAGGTCGTCCATTACGAGCTGTGGTTCAATGATCAGGAGAAGCTCTATTGGGATTTCTTCTCCTCGGACTGGCGCCTGGGTGGCGTGTCCCAAAATGAAGACGAGCGGCGCATCCTGCGCCTGCCCACCACAGGTTGATCCGCGCTGATATCAAGAGGAGGCGCCCATGCCCCAATCCACACCCGACACCATATCTGCACCCGCCAGCAAAACCATCCCGCTGGCCTGGCCTGTTGATCTGGGCGCAGAGGTCATCTCCGAGATCACCCTGCGCCGCCCCAAAATCCGCCAGCTGCGCGCGCTCGAGCAGGCCGCGCGCGAGGCAGGCCAGCTTGATGAGGCCGTGCTGATGCTGATCCATCTGGGGGGCCTGCGCGAAGCGCTGGTCGATGAGATGGACCCGGAAGATTTCGCGCGGGTCTCGGAGGCCATGCGGGATTTTTTCCCCGCGGGGCAGGACACTGGCGCAGCGTAGCCGCGGACGTCGCCCATGTTCTGAACACCCCCCTCACTGATCTCGACGCCATGGACTGGGACGAGCTGTGCCTGTGGCACATTGAGGCGCTGCGGCTCGCGCCAGCGCGCAAAGGACAGCAGCAATGAGCACTCTCACATCCCGGTTGGTCCTGAGCCTTGTCGACCAGGTCACAGGCCCGGCCAAACAGGTCAGCGCCGCCCTGCGCGGCGTCACCGGCACCATAGGCGAGGGCAGCGCCCGGCAGGCCGGTTTCGCAGAGCGGCTCAACAGCGCAGTCACCCAAAACAACCGCGCGCTTGCTTCCGCGCGCGGCGCATTGGCCGATGCCGCCGCAGCAGGGTTTTTGCTCTATCGCGGTCTGTCAGCCCCCATCACAGCTGCCGCAGGTTTCGAGAAATCGATGAACCGCGTGCGCGCGCTCTCCAACGCCACAGATGATGAGTTTGCTGCACTGAGCAATCAGGCGCGCGAGTTGGGCCGCACCACCCAATACTCTGCATCGCAGGCGTCAGACGCGATGGGGTTTCTCGCCATGGCGGGCTTCAGTGTGAACGAGATCATCGGTGCCATGCCCGGCACGCTGCAGCTGGCTGCGGCCGGCCAAATCGATCTGTCCCGGGCGGCGGATATCGCGTCAAACGTCCTCTCGGCTTACGGTATGGACGTTGAACAACTTGGGCGCGTGAACGATGTGCTCGCGGCCACATTCACCAGCACCAACACAGATCTGAACCAGCTGGCCGAGGCGATGAAATACGCAGCCCCTGTGGCATCCGCCGCTGGCGTCCAGTTCGAGGAAGCGGCTGCTGCCATTGGCCTTATGGGCAATGCAGGGATTCAGGGCAGCATGGCGGGCACATCGCTGCGCGGGGCTATCGCGCGCATTCTAAGCCCGACCAGGTCGGTCGAGGATGCCATGTCCGAGATGGGCATGACCACGGGTGAGATCGCAGATGCGATGGGGGATTTTGAAGGCGCTGCCGATGACATCTCCGATGTGCTCGCCGAGGCGGGTGTGTCCTTCACGGACGCGCAAGGCCGCATTCTGCCTCTGGTCGATATCGTGCGCCAGCTTGAGCCCCATGCAGATGACGCGGGTCTGATGATGCGCCTTTTTGGTCTGCGGGCGGGTCCGGCTATGGCAGCATTGGTCTCGCAAGGCGCGGAGGCGCTCAACGAGCTGACCGACGGGCTTGAGACCAGTGGCGGCACGGCCGCGCGTATCGCCGAGACGCAGATGCAGGGCTTTGAGGGCAAGATGATGGCCTTCCGCTCGGCAGTTGAAGGTGTGAACATCGCGATTGGCAATGCGCTGCTGCCCACGCTGACCGCTTTTGCAGAGGCTGTGACACGCCTGCTGGGGCCCGTGACGCAATTTGCCGAAAGCTTTCCGCAGATCACCCAAGCTGTGATCGGCGCCACTGCGGCCATCATTGGCTTCAAAGTGGCCGCAGTCGGGCTGCGCTATATCGGCCTTTTGGGCAAGGGCGGCGTGCTGTCCATGATTGCGCTTGGCTACACCACAATCGGGCGCAGTGCGATTGGCGCGCAGATTGCCTGGCGCGAGTCTGTGCGGCTGCAAACCGCGCTCGCGGGCATGGCCGGCCAGCCCCTTGGTGCGCTCGCGCGTCTTGGCGCGGGCTTCAAGGGTCTCGCCCTTGCTGTGCCCGGTCTGGCCAAGGCGGGACTGGCGTTGAAACTGCTGGGCGGCACGCTGATGGTGGTGAAAGCCCCGTTGGCATTTGTGGCGGCCGCAGGCTTTGCGCTTTACCGCTATTGGGACCGGCTTTCCGCTATCTTCTCTGGTGTGGCCTCTGCCATCGGCGAGGTGCTGCGCGAGGAGTTGGAGTGGCTCGCAGACAAGCTGCCCTGGATTGGAGACGCCGTCGCGGCGCTGGCGGATGTCTGGGAACGCGTCACAGGCGCAATCGGGCGCTTTGCATCAGGCGTCAAGGAGCGCCTTGGCGGGCTGTTCGGGCGCGAAGTGCTCAGCGCAGAGGAAACCGCCGATATTGCCGCGCGCGCTCAGGCAATGACACGCACCCTGCTGGATGAGGTGCGCGCCATTCCTGGCGCCATTCTGGAGTTCGGCCAAAAGATGCATGCTGCGGGCGTAGCGATGATCCAGGATTTGTGGGACGGCATGGTGACCCAATTCGAGCGGTTTCTGGACTGGGTGCGCACCATCCCCCAGCGCATCATCACAGCCATCGGCAATATTGATCTGCGCAGCATGATCCGCTGGCCAGAGCGTCCCGCATGGCTGGGGGGGGCCGGCAGCGCGCCTGGCGGGGGTGCCGAAGATATCCCTGCGCGCGCCAAAGGCGGGCCGATCAGCCGCGGCAGCGACTATTGGGTGGGCGAGCAGGGCCCCGAGCTGATCACCGCCGCACGCTCGGGCTATGTTCAGACCGCTGCGCGATCGGCCGGGGGCAACCAGCATGACCTGGCCAAGCCAGACCGTGCCGCATCCGGGTCCGCGCAGCTCACAGTATCTGTAAACGCGCCGATCACCATCACCGCCAGTGCCGGCACGGATCCAGGCGCCATCGCGACCGAGGTCACCCGGCGGCTTGAAGCCAGCCTGCGCGAGGCCTTCCGCGGTGTGTATGCCGATACAGGGATGAGGTTTACCTGATGCTGATGATGCTTGGCCCCGTCCGCTTCGAGATCGTCCCCTTCAATGCCACAGGCTATGACCATGCCCATGAGGCCGCCTTTGTGGAAAAACCTGTGCTGGGCGCGCCCATGCCGCTCGAATATGTCGGCGAAGGTGCCGAGACCTGGGGCCTGCGCGCAAAGCTGTTTCCCGATCGCTTCGGTGGGCTGAGCGCACTGGACCGACTTGAGCAGGCCCGCCGCGCCGGCCAGCCGCAATACATGATGCGCGGCGACGGCGCGCTCATGGGCTGGGTCGTGATCGAGAAAGTCTCCGAGCGATCGAGCTGGCTTGGGCCCGGCGGCGTGGGCAAGATCATCGAGATCGATATCGCGCTGCGGCGCACCACCGCGCCGGGTGCCGCCTCCTATTTCGCCATCTTCTCAGGGGTGTTCCAGTGAGTGATCTTGTGGAAACACTCCGCGTTGAGGGCGATGGCCTGTCCGTCTCGCTCCTGGTCTGGCGGCGGTTCCAGCGCCCCATGCCAGGGCTGGTCGAGGCCATCTATGACCAAAACCCCGGTCTCGCGGATCTCGGGCCCATCCTGCCCCCAGGCACTGTGTTCGACATGCCCATTCCCCGGCCCCGCTCCGAGCGCGGCCTTCCCCCGATCCGGCTTTGGTAAGGGCAGTTTGCAATGGCAAAGCGCGCGCTTTATTCTGTCGAGGCCGGCGGATCAAACATCTCTGCACTCCTCGCCCCTGTGCTCACCAGCCTGTCTGTCAGCGACAAGGTCGGCACCCATGCCGATACCGCCAATCTCGCCATCGATGATACCGGGGGCCGGATCATCCTGCCGCGCATTGGCGCAAGGCTGGTGATATCGCTGGGATGGTCCGATCAGGGGCTGCGCCAGGTGTTTGACGGCACCGTTGACGAAATCACCAGCTCCGGCAGCCGCAGCGCTGGCCGCGCGCTGATGCTCACAGCCAAGGGCATGGACACCACCGGCAAGGCCAAAGAAGGCCAGCAGCGCCATTGGGACAGCGCAAGCGTCGCAACCATTCTGCGCGATGCCGCCGCCCCTGCCGGGATCACCGAGATCGAGATCGATCCCGCGCTGGCGGGGATCACACGGGCCTATTTCGAGATGCGCGATGAAAGCCTGATCCATGCCGCCGAGCGGCTTGCGCGCGAGATCGGGGGCAATTTCCGCCTTCAGGGCAAGCGGCTGATCCTGTCGCGGCGCGGCACCGGCTATAGCGCACAGATCGACGCCCGCTGGGGAGACAATCTGCACAGCTGGGACATGACCCCTGCGCTGGGGCGCACCCGGTTCAGCGCAGTCCGAACCCGCTGGTATGATCTGCAGGCGGCAGCCTGGCGCGTGATGGAGGACGCCACAGCGCTGCGTGTGGACGCGGTCCTCGCCGACCGGTTGCCGCGGGCCAATGCCGCAGAGGCCTCCGAGCAAAACCGCTCCGATCGCGCAACCTCGGAGCGTGATGCCGGTGGCGGCACTGTGGTGATCGAGGGCAATACCGCCGCCATCCCCGACGGGCTTTGCATTCTGAGCGGCGCGCGGCCAGGCGTGGATGGCGCCTACCGCATCGAGAGCGTCACCCACAGCTATTCGCGCGGGGGCGGGTTTGTCACCACGCTGACCCTGCGCGAGCCACAGGGCAGAGCGGGCACGGATCCGCGCTGACGCGGGCTGCCCCCGGACCGCCTTAACCTTTGAATTGGAGATCCCCATGGACCCTGGCCTTTGGGAGATTGTCGACCGGGTCATGCAATGGCTGATCGTGCCCGGCATTGTCATGGTCTGGTGGCTTAACCAGCGCCAAAGCACTCTGGATCGCGAAATCCTGCGCATTCTCACAATTCTGGAAGAGCGCAACAGCCGCCGCTCCGAGGATCGCGAAACCGACGCCGCCTCCTATCGCCGCCTGCAGGCCTCCATCGACAGCCTCGCCGAGAAGCTGGATCGCTTCATCGAAGCCCTCGTGAAGCAGCGCAGCGATAAGTAGCGGTGCCAGAGCAGCAA